ATCATATTCCGTAGCATGGACACACCGAGCCGCATTATCGGCTATGAAGTCGGTGATTCAGACGTTGACGAGCTGGACACTCTGAAAAGGGATGACGCGGCTGAAGTGTGGCGGCGGATTCTTTCCAGGAACCGACAGAAAAAACCGGACGGATCGCCTAACACTGCCGCAGTGGCTACAACACCAGAAGGCTTCCGCTTTGTCTATGAGACATGGCAGGAAAAGAAGCCCGACGGTTACGAGATAATCCGAGCGCCGACTTACAGCAATCCCCATTTGCCAGAAGATTACGTTCAATCACTCAGGGATATTTACCCGGCGCATTTGCTGGATGCCTATCTTGAAGGCGAATTTGTAAACCTTACCACTGGAACGGTATATATCGGCTTCAACCGCAAAACCTGTGCAACAGATGAAACGCACAGGAACGGAGAGCCGCTTTATATCGGCATGGATTTTAATGTTGGCGAGATGCCCGCAGTGATCCATGTCAAGCGGGATCGTAAGCCCGTGGCAGTGGCAGAGGTCACGAAAGCCTATGACACGCCAGAGATGTGCCGGATACTCTCGGAGCGGTTCGCAGGTCATGAAATCCATGTGTTCCCGGATGCCAGCGGTGACTCACGACGTTCGGTGAATGCCAGCAAGACGGATATTCAGATTTTGCGAGATCACCGTTTCCACGTTCACGCCCCGAAGAAGAACCCGCCGGTGAGGGACAGGATCAACGCCATGAATGCAGCGTTCGGCAATGGGTACAAGGTCAACATTGATCGTTGCCCGCAGTATGTCCGGTGCCTTGAACAGCAGGCATACGGTAACAATGGCGAGCCTGACAAGACGCAAGGGCTTGATCACCTGCCAGATGCCGGTGGCTACTTCATTCATCATGATTACCCTGTCATCAAGCCTGTAACAAACATCAACCTGAGATTTGCGAACTGATGGCGACATACGACGTTACATTTCAGCGGCCAGATTTCCGCAAGCGCCGTTCTGCTTGGTCGCTGGTTGACGACGTGTGTGATGGTCAGGAGGCGGTCAAAGCGGGGCGGAGAACGTACCTTCCCCAGCCGAACCCGGAAGATACAAGCACTGAGAACCAGACTCGGTATGACCAATACCTTTCTCGTGCGGTTTTCTATAACGTCACAGGCCGAACGCTTCAAGGATTGATAGGCGCAGCCTTCCGCAAGGTGCCGACTATCACGGTTCCGGCGTCGCTGTCGTTTGTCGAAGATGACATTGACGGCGCTGGGGTCAGTGTTTACCAGCAGAGCCAGTCCGTCCTTGCTGGCGTGCTGAAAAAAGGCCGCCACTTCGTGCTCGTGGATTACCCGCAGACCGATGGCGTTGCAAGCCGTGCTGATATGGACTCTGGGCGCATTCGTCCGACTGTGGCGTCATACCCGGCGGAGTCGGTCATCAACTGGCGAGCGGATCGCGTTGGGGCTGTTCTCAAGCTATCCCTGGTGGTTATCTATGAGTTGATCGAGGCGCCTACATCAGACGGCTACGGTATCGAGGAGGTCGATCAATACCGCGTTCTGCGTCTGCGTGATGGCGTTTACACCCAAGAATTGTGGCGAGGAACAGAGCGGGGCTTTGAGGTATTCCAGACTGAAACCATTATGCGTGATGGGTCCGGATCACCTTGGGATCATATCCCCGGAATTTTTGTTGGTTCAGAGAACAACGACCCATCTATTGACGGATCGCCGCTATACGATCTGGCAGAGCTGAACATCGCCCACTACCGAAACAGCGCAGACTATGAGGACTCGGCCTTTTTCTGTGGTCAGCCGCAAGTCTATATGTCTGGCCTGAATGAACACTGGCTGGAAATGCTCGAAGAGAAGGGTATTTATTTTGGCTCCCGCGCAATACTGCCTTTGCCTGTAGACGGTTCCGCCGGCATTCTGCAAGCGCAGCCCAATACGCTTGCAAAAGAGGCGATGGATCAGAAAGAGAATCAGATGATTTCTATTGGTGCGAGACTGATAGAACCCGGCAGCGCAACAAAGACGGCCACGGAAGCGCAGTCAGAGAACGAGGCACAACATTCTGTCCTGTCTCTCGCGGTTTCCAATGTTTCCGAAGCCTACACCCGCTGCCTTGAGTGGATGGGTCGCTTTATGAATGTGTCAGGGGAATTCGCCTATGAAATCAATCAGGAATTCACAAGGCCGAACCTTGACGCGCCGCTGATGACCGCGCTTGTCGCGTACTGGCAGACAGGCGAATGGCCGCGTTCAGAAATGCGGCGTGTGTTCCGCAAATACGGCCTTCTGGACACCGAAAAGACAGACGAAGAGCTGGACGAAGAGCTGGAGAGCAACCCGCCAGCACTGGAGCTTGACCAAGAGTAATGGCCGCCGTCATTGAGCAACTGGTAGAGCAATCGACCAGGCACCAGGTCTACATCGAGCGCCTAAAATCCGGTGAAGCTAATCAGTTTGCCGCGTTTCTGCAACAGATCGACCGCAGCATCCGGCGCAGACTGGCAGATAAAGACCTGACCGAATTCAGCAGGGCGCGACTTGAACGATTGCTGGTGTCCGTAGAATCCGACATTTCCGCCATTTTTAACAAGCACTGGGATCAGCTCTCCGGCAATTTGATTGATCTGGCGTCGTATGAGGCAGGGTTTGAGGCGCGATCATTAGACGCTGTTGGTGCCGGTGCTTTTGAGGCTGTTATTCCTGCCTCCGCGCAGGTGTGGGCTGCGGTAACGGTTGCCCCCTTGTCAGTGCGTGGTGCGGACGGCGGCAAGCTCCTGGAGCCGTTTATCAAGGACTGGAGCGCAAACGAAATCAAACGGGTTTCCGGTGCGATCCGCCAGGGCTATTTCGAGGGCATGACCACCAGCCGTATCTTGCAGATGGTAAGGGGCACCCGAGCCAATGGGTTCAGAGATGGAATTCTCGCGATCACCAGCCGCAATGCAGAAACCGTGGTGAGAACCGCAGTCCAGCACGTTGCAAGCATAGCAAGGCAGGAAACATGGAAAGAGAACGCGGACATTGTGAAGGGTGTCAGGTGGTCGAGCACGCTGGATTCCCGCACCTCGCAGACTTGCAGATCATTGGATGGCCGAATCTTCCCGGTGGACAAGGGGCCAAGGCCGCCCATTCACCCGAATTGCCGCAGTTCGACAACTGCCGTATTGGCTGACAAGTTCGCATTCCTGAACGACAACGCCACCCGGTTTTCCCGTGGTGAAAATGGCGTGGAATTTATCGACGCCAACGAAACTTATTATTCATGGCTCAAACGCCAGCCCGCAGAGTTCCAAAATCAAGCACTAGGGCCAGCAAGGGCAAAGCTGTTGCGCGATGGGGGCCTGAGTTCGGAACGATTCGCAGAACTGAACCTTGGCCGACAATTCAAGCCCCTGAACCTTGACGAAATGCGAAGGATTGAGCCTACCGCGTTTGAGAGGGCGGGGATTTAATCAGTAAAAACCGTTTTACCAAAGCTCCCATCCGGGGGCTTTTTTTATGTCAGCAGCTTGGGGCTGCAAACCGATCCGGGGGATCAACAACATGGCACTGAAATATCAAGTGGACAGCCTTGAAGGCTTGGATGACAGCGTTAAGTCACTCTACACAGAGAAGGGCGGGAAGTACGTCCTTGGCGTTGAGGGGTTGCCCGATACCGGCGAGCTGGACGGCCTGAAAAAGAAAGTTGACGAGCTTCTGACTGAAAAAAAGGAAGCCACCAAGAAAGCAAAGGACGCCGAAGAGGCCGCAGCAAGGGCAGCCGAAGAGGCAGCCCGCAAGGCTGGCGACGTGTCCGCGCTCGAAAAGTCATGGCAGGACAAGCTGGCAAAGCGCGAGGCTGAATTGCAGGCCCAAATCGACCAGCTAAACGGCAGCGTCACAAATCTTACCGTAGGCCAGACTGCAACGCGTCTTGCGGCTGAGCTTGCCGTGCCGGGCAGCGCTGATGTTCTCCTCCCCCACATTTCAAGCCGTCTCAAAACCGAATTGAGAGACGGGAAGCCGGTCACTGTCGTTCTCGACAAAGACGGAAAACCGTCCGCGATGACCGTTGACGAACTGAAAAACGAATTTGCTAGCAATCAAGCCTTCGCGCCTCTGATTGTCGGCAGTAAAGCCAGCGGCGGCGGGGCCAACGGTGGCGGGCAAGGCGGCGGGGCCGCGAAAGGCAATATGGGCGGCTCGCCCGAAGAACGCAAGGCAGCGCTCGCTGCAAAATTCCCTGATCTGAACAAATGAGGTAACACCCCATGGCACTTTCCAATATGAAGGTTTTTAACGAGTACCTTCAAACCGCAATCATCGAAACCCTCGACCAAATGGTTGACAAGTTCAACGCCGCATCCCGTGGCGCTATCCAGTTGACCACCCAGGGATTCGATGGCGATTTCCTGCAAGAGGCGTTTTGGTCATCTATCCATGCCGCACAGCGTCGCGTTGATCGCTACGCCACCAACGGCACCCCGGGTGTGACCAATCTGGCACAGGCGCAACTTAACAGCGTGAAAATCGCTGGCGGTTTCGGCCCCATCCAGTTTGAACCCGCGCAGTTGACCTGGATTCAGAAGAACCCCACAGAGGCGCTTGAGGTCATTTCCCGGAACTTCTCCGAGGCGATGATGAAGGACATGCTCAACACCGCGATTGCCGCCGCAGTCGCCGCTATCGAGGCACAGGGCAGCAATGTTGGCTACTACGATGGCGGAACCGGGCCGCTGAACTACCGCGATCTGAACAACGCGCACGCATTGTTTGGCGATATGTCCAGCCTGATCGTGTGCAACGTGGTGGACGGCGCGACCTTCCATGCCCTGATTGACCAGAATCTCGCCAACTCCGAGCGGCTTTTCTCCGCGCAAGGTGTGAACGTGGTAGACATTCTGGGCCGGGTTATGGTTGTCACCGATGCCCCAGCGCTGCGCGAGACCACCACTGGCGGCGACGTGAAAGCCCTTGGCCTGGTATCTGGCGGTATCGTGGTCCACGACATCGGCGACCTGGTGACAAACACCGAAACCAGCAATGGCAAGGAGCGCATTGTCACCACGTGGCAGGCGGACTACGCCTTCGGCTTGGGTCTCAAGGGTTACGCTTGGGACACCGGAAACGGCGGCAAGACTCCCACAGATGCCGAGCTTGCAACTGGCAGCAACTGGGACAAGGTAGTGACCGACATCAAGCACACTGCCGGGGTGCTGGCAATCGCTGATGCGTAAAACCATCGTATGCTTCAAGTGGGCGACGCCGGGTTACCGTGCGTCGTTCACCTCTGAGCATGTCAACACGCTGCGCCGGATGGTTGAAAGACACTATCCGGTGCCGCACCGTTTCTTGTGCATCACCGATGACCCGAGTGGTCTCGATGATGGCATAGAGTCATGCCCGATATGGGATGACTATCGCGCCGTTCCCAATCCAAGCGGGGGCGGGCGTCCTGGCTGCTATTTGCGGCTGAAATTGTGGGCACCTGAGATGGCCGAAATACTTGGGCCGCGATGGGTAATGCTTGATCTGGATTGCGTCATTACCGGCGATCTTCGGCCACTGTTTGACCGACCAGAAGATGTTGTGATGTGGAAGTCGCCTACGAACGAGTGGCCTTATAACGGCGCGTTCATGATGGCTAATAGTGGGGCTCGTCCGCAAGTGTGGGAGCAGTTCGACCCCATGGAATCCCCGCGCATCACGAGCGCAAGAGGCTATCGTGGGTCGGATCAGGCATGGTTGAGCCACATTATCCCTGGCGAAGCGACCGTGGGCGAGAGTGACGGCGTGTGGTTCATGCAGCAAATGAGGCCGCGCAATAGGTTGCCTGGGAATTGCCGGATTGTCTTTACCACGGCAGGCGATCCACCTTGGAAGCTATCACATCCGTGGGTCAAGGAGCATTACCGTTGATTACGCTGATAACGCCGACGGCTGACAGGCCGGAAGCCTTCGCCCTTTGCGAAAAGTGGATTGAAAGGCAGACTGTCCCGTTTGATCAGTGGATTGTGGTTGACGACGGATTAAATCCTGTCCGTTGCACGATGGGGCAGACCCACATCAAGCGCCCTCGGGTATTTCAGGGCGGGGAATCGCTGGCAAACAACATCATTTCAGCGATCCCACACGTCAATGGCGATGCTGTCCTGATTGTCGAAGATGACGACTGGTACGCGCAGAACCACATCGCCCTGAGTATTGAGAGGCTGAAACAGCACAAGGCCGTTGGTTGCCGGTGGATGAACTACTACCACCTGAAACACGGCTGGCGGCGGATCAAGAATGCCTGTTCTACGTTGAGCAATACCGCATTCCGGGCGGATCAATTGCGCCACCTGGACAGGGCAGCCCATGAGGCGATCAGGCAAGGGATTTACCACATTGACCGCCTTTTCTGGCAGGCAGTAGGGCATGACGGCTTGCACGATGATGTAACAGTGATCGGCATGAAAGGCTTGCCCGGTATGCCAGGGATCGGGATTGGCCACCAGAACAGCGGCTACCGTCCAGACCCCGACCGCGCAATACTCAAAAAATGGATAGGCGAAGATGCCAGTTACTACGTTTCGTGAATTGATCCTGGCCCACAAGGGAAAGCGAATCTGTGTCATGGGCGGGGCCAAAAGCCTTGCTGACGATCTGGCGAAGGTCGAAGCGGACGTTTACATATCCGCCAACGAACACGGCACTCCGTATCCGCACGATTACATCATTGCCATGGATCGTCAGCACGGGTCCCGAAAGCTGATGAATGACGTTCTCCGGGCTGCTTCGGATAAACCAATAATCTCCCCGGAGGAATTCGCCGACTATAGGCTGACTGTGTGGCCCAGCTCGCCGCGTCGGCTATACTCTGGGATGGTCGGCGCGTGGTGCGCTTGGGCAATGGGCGCAAGGGTAGTTATCCTGGCTGGCATGGATGGCTATCAAGGCTCTCTCCGGGCGAAAAGGCAGGCCGGCACGATGGCGGAAGAAATCCGCTGCCCTGTCCGCGTTGTCTCCGGCCCTCTGGCTGATGTTTTCGGGCTGTACGACCCATCAGAGCGGTTCGGGCGTTACGCGCCTCACAACGCCATACACACGCTCATGGGCGCTAATGGCGAGACAAGGGTTAGAGTACGAAAGGAAACAGCCATTGAAGGCATCAACTACATCCCCGGCGATGAATGGGCGGGTCCTCGGCATTCCGTGGCAAAACAGCTCAGGCATAAAATGGTGATCGAACTATGACAATCGTTGTTGAAGATGGCTCTATCGTCACCGGGGCTAACTCATACGTCACCGAGGCAGAATTCATCGCTTATGCTGAGGCGCGTGGCGTGACTATTGGCACGGCTGACGATCCCGAAACCCTGCTGATAAAGGCGGTTGATTATCTGGAGTCGTTCGCCCCCAGGTTTAAGGGCGACCGCGTAGAACGAGACCAGCCGTTGTCCTGGCCGCGATCCGGGGTAGTCATTGAAGATTGGGAATGGTCTAGTGATGAAATCCCCCGCCAAGTATTGAATGCCCAACTTGCACTAGCTTTTGAGATACATGGCGGAGAAGACCCGTTCAACCCGTCCACCAATATGCCTGTCGTTATGGAAAGGGTGGAAGGAGCAGTACAAGTGCAGTACGCCAACCCCGGAACATCGTTCAAAGTTTCCAAAACACAGCAGTCTCGAACCATCATCAATCTGCTTCTGAAAAACTCTGGCCTTTTTGCTATCCGAGCATAAACCATGTCTGAATTCTACGACCGCATGGCTGCAACAGCTCTGCGGCTACTGCGGAAGTTTGGCCAATCGGTGACGATACGACGTGTAACGGGTGGCAGTGTAGACCCTGTGACCGGCACCGTTGTTGCCGGAACCACCACAGACACCACGGCCACGGCAGTATTACAGGATTACAGCCTTCAAGAATCCGGCGCGGCCAACATGCAGCAGACCTTGATTCAGAGCGGTGACAAGAAATTCATTGTTGCTGCTAGGGGGATCAACCCGCCCGCACTGACTGACAAAATACTCGCCGCAGGGAAAACCTGGAACATTATCAACATCAAGGAAATCAACCCCGAAGGGACGCCGATGGTTTATGAAATCCAGGGGAGAATCTAATGTCTTTCGCCTCTGACATGCGGCTAATTTCCAAGAGAATTGACGCGAGCCTAGAGCAATTCGGGAGGGCTGTAAAAATATCGGCATTCTCCCAAGTAATCGACAACACCCGCGTCGATACCGGAAGGCTTAAGGGCAACTGGCAGGCGACGGAGGGCAGCCCGTCATTGGCAGAGATTGACGGAGTAGACCCCAATGGCACTTTTGCCAAGGCGCAGATGACGCATTACGTTAAAGGCATCTCGGATTCATACATAACCAACAATCTGCCCTATGCGCCCATTTGGGACGAGAAAGACGCCATTCGGGCGCGCGTTGTCGCCAACATTGAGCGCAACATCCGCAACGCCGCGAGGTCTGCACGGTGAGCATTAAGGTTGATCAAGCTCTCATCCAGTCTTTCATATCCGCCGCTTTCGGCTTGCCTGTCGCGCACGAAAACATCGACTACACGCCAACAGTCGGCACAGCATATGCCGAGATAACCGTTTTCGATTCTGGAACAGAGGCGCTTGATCTGTCGCATACCAACGAGCGAATCGGGCTATTCCAGTGCGTTCTACGCTATCCAGTCAACACTGGCGCAGTCGCGGCCAAGACAAAAGCAGAAGCAATTTTTAACCGATTCGAGATCGGATCAAAGCACACTTATTCGGGGCAAGATGTCTGGATCACAGCCCACGATCGCCAGCCTGGATACCCGGAAGACGGCTGGTACAAAATCGTTCTGAGAATGCGCTACCGAGCATTCATCACGCGATAACG